GTCCTATTTTACTTAATGATAGGTTTGTTCTGTCTTTGCAAATTTTAAAGTATATAGCCCTACCATACACAATGCTTCTTTTTCTTGATTTTATATTTATTCTGTACCCTAATTCGTTTTCAACTAAGTCTTTGATTTCTGGTGTTTTCATTTATTTTATTTATATATATTATTATTTGTAAATTTATTAAGAACTCTATGTATTGTATGGCTAATTTTATACCAGCACATTCTAAATACATTTCTTGATGTTCGTAATCTTGTAGTATTTCTTGTAATTCTTCTAGTCCAGTACCTTGTTCGTATTCATATAATGCTAAATTATAAAATTCATAAACGGTATCTTTTTTTTTATCCATTTAAAACAAACTTTGTTGTTTTTTTTTATGTATTGTTTTTTGCTTGTTTAAGTTTTGTTTTAGTTCTGTTATATTATTACTGTGCAATATACAATGCATTAGTACACTTATGCAAACTTTACTGTTACTTAATTCTAAATCTGCGTTAATATTACTTACCCTTGTTTGTATGCTTTTAAGGTGTCTTTGTGTTTGGTTGCTATTGCGTTGTTCTCTACCAACTTTGCCATCACCAAGTATTTTTATTATAAATGGTTTAGCTTTTACTATAAACTTATTGTTTGTAAACCTATCACCTTCATAAAATATTATTTTACCTTTATTTGTATGTAAAAACTCATCAACACTACTCATAACATTCATAGCAAGTTTATCGCTACCATCAAATACATCATCAACATATTTACCAGTTATTATGTATTTACTGCATTCAAGGAAATTTAATAAACCTATTCTGTTTTGTTTTGTAAGTTTTAAGGATTGTATTAATGTTTTTAGCACGTATGTTTTACCAACGCCACAATTACCAGTTATTAAAATATTTATTGCCATAGTGTATTAGTGTTAAAATTGTTTTTGTAATATTCATACTCCTCATCCATCATTATAACTTCGCCAGTTAATCTATAATGGTTTTGCTTTTGTTTACATAGCTTTAGTTTGTTTGGGTTGTCTTCGCAACGTAAATAGGTTGGTAAGTATTTTTGCCTTGCTTTATAAAATATGTCTAATTTTGTTTGCCATTGTTTTTCTGCATACTTTATTCTGTCTAAAAACATATCATTATATACATTAGGGTAACGCCTATTAACTCTGTGCCAACCTTTGTAACAACATAAGGTAGTTTCTAATGTAAAGTAATTTACAAAAGGCAACTTAATATATTCTTTTGCTTCTGTTAGTAGTTTATCTGCTTCTAAGTTTAGCCAATTAATTATTTCAGGTGTATATGTTACATCGTTTGTTTTAGTCCATTCTAGGTCATCTCTTCCTAATACCTTGCATAAACCATTACGGTGGCTTTTACTACCTTTTATGTTATCTAAAAATAAACTGTTACACTCTACATTTAAACCTATTATGTTTAAGTATTCTATATAACTAAATGCGCTTAACCTACCAAAATATAAAAACTCGTTATTTACTACACCCCAAAGTTTAGTAAAGTTAGTATGTGCATTTTGTGTATTGCAAATATTGTTAAAGTATTGCTCTTGTGTTTTACCATTTAATAATGTTTGGTAATTTTCTATGCATTGTATAAAAGAATTTTTAAAATACCTTCTGTCTGTATCCCAACCAAACAATTTATAATTATTATAAAACCATTCTTTAAGGGCTACTATGTTTAATTTATTAAAGTCTTTAAACTTATTAAATATAATATATGATGTTACTATATTTTGACTACAACCATTTATAAAACATAACCAGTATGCTTGTTCTTTATCTAACTTTAAATAGTCTACAATAAAAGGTATTGCATAATATACTGCACCAGCATGACCTCTATATTTAGTATGGAATTTATAAAAGTCTAAAAATACTTTGCGCCTATATTGTGGTTGCCTAAAGTCTAAACCTTGTGTTAAATTATTTATAGGCTTTATGTTGTTTATATTGCAATAAGTACCAATCATAATAAATTGTATTGATTAACAAACTTACCAACGCATAACCTTTCAGCGTATTGTTTATTTAATAAAAAGCCATATTCTTTTCCACCAGTATTTGTAGTAAAACCAGGTATTAACTGGCATTTATATTTTTCATAGTATTGTTTTAGTATTTTTGTACTAAACACAAAACATTCTTTTTTGTTGCCTATTACATAAAACCTTTGTGGTATTTCTTGCTCTTTATATAAACCACTTGGGTAAACTTTATTGCTATACCTACGCTCTACGCTTATGTACAAGTTATTAGTTTTGTTAAATGTTTGGTCGTTTTTAATTTCCCAACCTTGATAGTTTTCGCCTTTAGTGTATTGTTCTTCTTTTGTAGTACAGTGGTTTAGTGTTAAACCCCACTCATCTTTTAATTTATTGTACACCCAGCTTTCAAATTCTAATCCTTTTTTTTGTTTTGTTGTTGTATTCATAATTTTAAATATCCTGTTTTATTTTGTTTTATTTTTTTTAGTTCATCACTTGGTTGGCTGCATTTGTACATATACTCTCTATAGTAAAGCACAAAGCTTATGCGTAACCAATCATCACTTTTGTTTGTTATTTCTGTGTTTCCGTGCCACTTGTGTACATCAACAAATAGTAAATCGTTGTTTTGCATATCAATTGCAACTTTGTATTCTGGCAAACAAAAATAACCACCATCAAAAGTGCCTTGCCTATATGTAATTAAATTACCAAAACCCTCTGGAAAATCACCACTATCTTTATGTACAGCAGTTCTAAAGTTTTTATTTACTGTTACTGTTGTAAAACTTGTATTGCCTATTACATAGTTTCTGTTTGTTCCATCTGCTATTGCTTTTTGTTTAGCATAATGTTGTGGGCAAAGTTCTTTGTATTTACTATCTATATATTCAACAAATGGAATGCCTTGTGTAAACTCATCAAAGTATTTACGTGCAAAGGCTGTTTTTCTGCAATAATGCACCATAGCACCAGCGTCCATATAACCTACGCTTCCGCTATATACTTTATTGCCAACAGTAATGTTACTTACTGTTCCGTCTTTACGTATGCGTTTATGACTGCTACCACTTGCAATGCCACGCCCTTCAGTTAGTTCTATGCTTTCTTTAAAACTATTATAGCCTAATAATAGGGTTTCATTTGATATTGCGTTTTTTCTGTACCTAAACAATAAATTGCCATACATATCGTACCCATCACAATCTTCTGTTATTAAAGTGTTAAAGTCTGTTTCATTTAAAAACTTGCCTTTAAATTTATCTGCGCTATTACCTTTGTAGTAATTATTTAATTTAATTGTTTTCATTGTGCTTTTTTAATATTAATAATAAATAATCGCTAATGTTACCTTTGTCTTGTGCGTCATCACCATAGTATTTTTTTATACCTATTTTACATAAATATTTAAAGTCTTTTAATTCTTGTTTACTAAAATATAATATTGTTGTAGTAATTTCTGTGTGGTCTTCAGGGCTATTATCAACACCCCAGTTGTCTTCAAATAATTTCATTTTATTTTTTAATTTAAAATAATTCTGTTTGTTTAATATTTTCTTTTGTTCTTATTCCCATTACTGTGTCAAGGATTGTTTTACCAGCTTCATAATCTACAAGGTTTCTTGCTACCTTTTGAATACTTTGCGCCCCTTTATATTTCCTAAAATTGTAATCATGAAATTTACATAGATCATCTAATTCATTTTTTGCATGACCTAACTCTGGGTTTTTCCTTGAACTTAAAGTATTAGGTAAATTAAAATTTGTCCAGTATAAATGTCTGTTTCTTTTATGAGCTTGTATTAATGGTGTGTAATAAGGTATAACATTTTCAATTATATATTTACCTTTGAATCTAGGGTCTTTACCTTTTGATACAGTTTGCATTAAAATTATTTCTTCGTATAATTTCATGTCTGGATATTTTGTTTCTAATTTTGGGTTCCAGCCTCTTGCCCTACTATGTGTTGGACAAGGGGGGCTTGACCAAATAAAATCAAACTCTTTGTAATGTTCTAATAAGTATTGGTGCGCATCTGCAACTATTACTTTGTCATTAGGAAACCTTTCTTGATATAACCTGGCAAGTTCCTCATCCCATTCTACTGCTGTAATTTCGTGTTCACCACCCCACTTGTATCTATTACCACCTAAACAAGCATATAAGTTTAGTATTTTCATACAGTTCTTAACTTTAAAAGGTTATAGCATTGTATGTATTTTAACTTTGCTTTTTGTTTGTATATTGTTTTAAATAGTTCATATGTCTTTTTAGTAAATTGGTAGTGTGTGTTACAATCTTTAAAAAGTTTTAATGCATATACCTTACCGTAACCTTTGCAATAATTTACGTTGTCTGCACCATCACCAATAATCATTTGCTCATAAAAGTTATATAATGCTTGTTGGTGTGTTATGTCATAAATGCATTGATGCTTATAATGGTAATTATAAATTAACGCTGGTAGTTGCTTATAATCTTTATCTATTGAAACTATTATTACATTGTTATGTCCTAGTTCTTTTGTTAGTTTATGCCAGTAAATAGAAACTAAATCATCTGTTTCCATACCGTAACACTTTTTAGTAGAATAAATTGCAGATATTTCTTGGTGCATTTTATTAAGCAGTTTTGGGTGTTCTTGCTTTTTTCTATTTGCTTTATAGTTAGGGTCTAGTATTTTCCTAAAGTTACCCCTACTATTGTTAAAAGTAATTACTCTTTGTATTTCATAGGTTTCTTCTAGCCTATTTATAATAGACATAAACACCTCATCAAACTTGCCTATTGCTTCATCTAGTATGTCATCAACACCACAACAAGAAGAATATACTAAACTGTCTGCATCAAATAGAACTATCATAAGTCTTCTATTATTTGGTTGGCTTCTTCTTCTAAATCTTCTATTACACGTGGCTCTAGTATATCTATAATGTCTTGTCCTCCGCATAACACTTTATGACAATCAAAATAACAACTAAAGCTTGGATACTCATAACTACCATTTTGTCCCTTGTTAAATATTCCTACAACAACTAATTCTATGTCGTTATATACTAATGTTACCTCTTCCATAATTTGTTTTGTTTTGTGTAAATATAAACAATTTTGTTTATAAAAAAAATTATTCTTTATAATCTTTTGTTGCTTTAGTTAAAAATTTATCTATGCCATCTACTCTTTTAGATAGTTTTTCTATCGCTACATACAAAGTGGCTGCTGTAGATTCAAGTATTTTAAATCTTTCTTTAGTTGTGTATTTTTTATTTTTCATAATTCCATTAGTTCATTAATTACTGTATGCCCCCCTAATACTACTGCGCAAGCAATCGCTGGTTTCTTTCCTCTTTTAGCGTAAGCCATACTGTAAGAAGTTGCATCTATTCCGCAGCCTACTTGTGTTCCAAAGACTTTAAAGTTTTGCCCTACATACCACTCTGTATAACACTGGGTATGTAAATGACCTTGAATTGTACTTTGCATATCTGCCCTACATTTCATACGTGCAGTACCAGCTTCACCGTGTATATACTGTACACCATCAATGACAACTCTATCAACAAACTTCCATTGTGGTACTTCTAGTACATCTTTGTAAGCCTTAATCCATTTCTTTGGTACTGCGCTTGTTTGTGCTTTACGCATTATTAGTCTATCGTGATTCCCTATTGTTACGTGTGCTTTAGGAAAAGCATTGTACCAATTAGCTATTTTACTTATAGCTAGTTCTAGTTCTTGCCCACCACCTAAACCATCTGCATCTGATTCGTGATATGATGAATAATGATTATCAATCACATCCCCTATAAACACAACCCTATTACAATTGTATTTAGCATAGGTTTCTTGACAATGTTCTAAATATCCATCTAAACAAAATGGCTCGTGTAAGTCTCCTATAACAAGCACTCTTGTTTCTTTCTTGGTTATGTTCTCGTAAGCTGCTTTTTTGTTTCCGTTAATACGTGGTCTAATTTCCATAAGTTTTATATAAAGAGTTTAATTCATTAGTTATAGTTCTTATACAACTCCCACAAGATGTCATTACTTTTTTATCATTAA